AACTCACCGTTGGGCATTTTATGAGAACCACCCTTATGTAGGGTTCCATCTTTTCTATAGTGATTAACGCCCTTCATCTGGATATTCTCCATGTTGAATCATGTAAGTAACGTCTAATGCCCTCTGACCCACCTGAGAGGCCCATAGAGAGTCTAAAAACTCTACCGCAGCCTCGGGGTAGTTCTTTGCTTCCATCTCTCTGAGGGCTTCTCTGAAGCTCCTGAGGCGTGGTAGTCCGATATTGAAGCAAATGTTAATCATTGCATCCTTACGGACTCTGTCTAAATCGTTAAAGAAACGGAATGAATTACTTAGTTCTTCTTCGGTTCTACGGATGTCATTAGTTAATAGGGTGTAGATTTCAGCATCGGATAGTCCTAATCCACCATCCTCGTCTATATTCCTTCCTATTCCTATAGTCCACTTACCAGCGGGGCATTTATAAGCGAATCTCTTAACACCTTCGTGTTTGGCTAGTTGGTCGGCAAGTTTATTCAATTACTTCACCCTCAATGTCCTGAACCCCAGTATCTATGCGGTCTATAGAGGATACGTTGATTTGAATGACTGGCTTTTCATTCCCTTTTGTTTTATCATAATGACTTAGAGGAGCCATTCTATCCATAATTAATTTCCATGCTGCGGCTTGGTTTTTATGTTCAGGGTCTTCGGCAGCCTTAACTATGGCGTCTATGACGTGTTCTATTCTATTAGCGGATAGGAGGCGTTCTTCTAATTTCTTAATAGCCGTCCTCATACCCTTAGGCCTACCCTTGGCCTTCTTGGATTCATCTTCCCACTGTTGTCTAGTCATTAACCTATCAGGCTTACGAGGTCTCCCCCTTCCCCTCTTCTTAGGCTGTTCTTCAGGGACAGTCATACCACTTGGTGCATTAATATCGTTCACTTAACCTTCCCTTGAAAAAGAGTTCATTCCTATTCTTTCCCTTTTATCATACTTATATTCTAAGTTTTTATTAACGTAATGAAGCATGAATTGGGCATTTTTAGCACCTTTAGCCAATTCGTTCCTCCAGTGCATTACTTCACAGCCTCTATAAACTACAGCGTCTCCAGGTTCTAAAAGGTATTTAGAAGGGTCTTCGTCTTTATACTGCATCCAAATAGGCCACTGCTCTCCAGTGTAGGATACGTTAACAGTTACGCTAATTTCGCAAGAAGGTCTGTCTACGTGATGAGATAAACTTTCTCCTTCTTGGTAGATTCGCGAAAAAGAATAAGTTGGCTCTAGGTCTAATCCTGTGATTTTTGCTATAATTGGCCTGTACTTAACAAGGATTACTTCAATAAAGGGGTCTGCGTAAAATTCAAATTTACTGGTTTTGTTTGAATCTTTTGGCATCCACTCTCCATAATTAACTTTGTTAATAAAGTAATTGTTTATAGTGTTAATAGAGTGTTCGTCTATTAATCCTTCTATCTTTTGGTAGTGTTTAAAATCGCTCATTTAAATGGAGGCCCTGAAATCCAAGCTACTAAGGATTGTCTATTTCCTTTAGTTACTGGGGTTACTTGGTGGAGAGTCCAAGAAGGGAAAACACAAACTCTTCCTCTTTTCTTTTCAATAGTCGTAGGGTCTTTTCTATTTAAGATTTGAAGCTCTCCTCCCTCATAATCATTGGGGTGGGATAGTTGGAGAACTAAAGATAGCTTCCTAGATACACCCTGTTGAAGCATATCCTTGTGCCAACAGTACATTCCCTTCCTACCCTCATGGTAATTAGCAAGCTGTATCTTTTCTCCAAAGCCAGTTATATCAAAATTATAACTATCAGCATTTATCCTACCAACAACTTCACTTAATTTCTTATAAAGCCACCTAGTAGCGTCTGATTCAGTTAACCAAGATACTTCAGAACGTCTTACATTAAAGTTTTCACCGCTTTCGTTAATATCACCAACAACAGCATTAGAAGTAGAACCCCTAGCTATATTCTGCAACCAGTCTAATTCTTCGTTAGTAAAATAATCATCCCACAGCATATACGGTGGGATGTTTCTACAATGTGGAGTAATTACATACATTGGTCAATTCTACTAATAATTGGCGAAAAATACCAAATATTGTAAATGGTTGATATTTGGGGTATTTGAAGACTTTTGGATTTTGCTCTTTTGCAAGATTGGGGGGTTACTATAATAATTACAGCGCGGCCAACCCCCTCCCCCCTACTTATCCACAGCCCCACCTTATCCACAGGTTATCCACAGGCATCCTGGCCGACTTATCCACAGACTTATCCACAGTGTTAATAACTTTCTGTGCATAGTTTTATGGTGAATTGGTCATGGCCAGATTGCCATAGTGTGTGGGATTGAATAGCACCCTATAAGGAGTCTTTAAGCAGTACGAAAAAAAGATTAAAGATTTGTTTGCATGGGCTGATATATGTGGTAAGTTCTCACCCACACTAATCAATACAGAGGGTTGAACAATGATACATCAGTTAATACAGACATTCTTCGGCTTTGGGTTTTTGCTCCTGAGCCTTCCAGTATTCTTCGTAATGGCTCCGCTTAACTTGGCTGCCGCCGTAATGGTGTGGCTGTGTTTAGTGAGCCTATCGGCTATCTCATTCAACAGAGCAACAGGGGAATAACAATGACAAGTAACAATCAGCTAATCGCAATCAAGAGAACCAGTGTCACTCACCACAGGGGTAACAATAGGGCATGGCTAGAACCATGCAAGGAAATGGTACAGGCAGGCTTCATAGCAAAAGCCAGATATGACATTGACTATAACGAGGACTCCGTTGTCCTTCGCCTGAATCCTGAAGGGAAGCGGGGAGTATCCAACACTGCTAGAGGGCCAATCCTTGACCTATGTAACCGTAAAATGAACAAATACAACCTAGAAGGCGGTATTCAGTGGATTATCGCCGAATCAGTCATAACAATTGTGGGGGTTGAATAATGTATAACCACTTAGACCAAGAAAACATAGAAATGCTTCATAACGGATTTCCTGAAGATTCCGCTGTTTACAACCCCGTCAAAGGCGAATTGACCTGTTTTTATAACAATCAAGTCAGCGAGGTTTTCAGGGCTTGCACCAAATCAAAAGCCGTTGAATTACTTTATAAATGGCTAGACAGAGAGAGGGATTAAATAATGAATACAGTACAGACAATGGCTCAGTTACAGGAAAGCGCAGCCGATATTTACTTGGACTATTTTAACAACTTCATAACTGTTGTGGCACTGGCGGCATACTATGAAATGCCAGAAAGCCTAGCGGCTGAAATTATAGACTTTGGACGCATTCAACACGAAAAGAGGGTAAGCAAATGAACTACAAACTAGCAGAACTGACAGAACACTTTACCGACTTTATCTCAGAGCAAGGCTCAGAGTGGGTTCGTGATAACTGGGATGACCTGCACAATCACGCCTTCAATACGGACTATTACATCATCGGACGCTATCATGCGACCAAGTGGCTAGGCGAGGAGGTCTTTAACGTTATCCAATTTGTTAAGGATTACGAGCTAGACAACTTCGGAGAGGTCTTTACAGACTTCTCAGAGCCTGAGCAGGTGGTCAACATGTACGCCTACATTCTGGGCGAGCAGATAGTCTATGACTGGCAGGACAAACAGGAAGCGGCTTGATTGTTAAAGAGCAGCGGGGAGGAAATCAGAGGGCAAACCCACAACAAGAAACCCCTCACCTCCCCTGTACCATCGGAACCGAAGTACCAAAGCACAAAGGAGAATATACCATGAATTACAAGCTAAAACAAAAGGTTAAGGCTAACTTAAAGCCTGCATTGGAGATGATATTTGCCACATTATTGATGGCCTGTCTTATCGCATTAGTGACCGCAGACTTTTTCAACTTATGGGGGTGAACCATGAAAACCAAAAACGATATAACCTATAACGCTTTTCCTTACGGAGTGATTGTAACCATACCAAAGGGGACACCATGCGAACCCGCAACCAATTTGCCTGGGTCAGATTTCTGGGCTTGCGCGTGGGATGGCATGGGTGAGGCCGCCGAAAGTTGGCAGAGTAATTACGGATTCAGATTAACCAGTGAGGAGGTGGAAGCATGAAATTCAAATTTAGCGGTAAAGAGTTGCGGGCGGTTGTCAAAACGTCCTTAAAGGATAACTGCCAGTTACCTTACGGTCAGGGGCCGTCAGAGCGGCGTGGCGTTTGGTTAGTCAAGGATGCGGGGGTCTATCTAATGCCCGCAAACAATGAGAAGCAGAACCCCTGTTACGCTGAGGGATGGGGCGAGGATACATGGCTCGGAGGGGATGACTTTGCCGAATTTATAGAAATGCCCATGAGACTGATTGACCGCATTATGAACTATGAAAAGCCTCTAGAGGTGACAATCACCGACACTATGATTGAGTGTTCAGCGTGAGGGTTTTAGTCGCTTGTGAGTTCTCTGGAATAGTCAGGGATGCTTTCATCCGTAGGGGGCATGACGCAGTAAGTTGTGACCTCCTGCCTACGGAGAGGGAAGGCCCGCACATTCAAGGGGACGTTAGGGCGGTTCTCAGGGAGGAATGGGATTTAGTAATAGCTCACCCGCCATGTACCCGACTTTGTAATTCTGGGGTCAGGTGGTTGCATGAACGCAATCTATGGGGGGACATGAGGGATGCGGCACAATTCTTCCTGGAATGCCTGGGGGCCAATTCTGAGCGTGTCGCTGTGGAAAATCCAGTAATGCACAAGTACGCGCAGGAGATAGTCGGGCGTGGGCCTGACTTCACCTGTCAGCCTTGGCAGTTTGGGGATGCGGCGAAGAAACGCACCTGTTTCTGGACGAAGG